GGTCTAACTATCATTGATATAATTGAACTCAATCGTGCAGCGTTGGATGAAGTGGTGAACAAAGTTCGTTTAATCTGTCAACAGCACTCGATTTTACTTCAAGACGTAGTGTGCGACGAAGACGGTGTTGGTGGTGGTGTGGTTGACTTCTTAAAATGTCGCGGATTTGTCAATGGATCAAAACCAAAACACCCGCAATATCAAAACTTAAAGAGTGAATGTTACTACAAATTGGCTCAATATGTTGAAGAAAACAAGATAACAATCTTATCGAACACACGCAAGGAGCAAATCATTCGTGAATTGGAAATGATTAAGCGACACCGCGCAGATGTAGATGGAAAGTTACAGGTAACACCGAAGGACGTTATCAAGAACCGCGAAGGTATTTCTCCAGACGTTGCCGACGCTATTATGATGCGAATGTATTTCGAACTTAATCCAAGTTATGGACAATATGTTGTCGGATAAAATAATTTAGCATACATTTACTGAATGAAAAATACCCCACTTTACGAAGCGTTAAAAATCACACAGGAGCGTGAACGCGAAATAATCAATTCAGTAGCCGCATATTTCCAACAAGGAAAGATTTTAGGAGACGTATTGCTTGAATTGTCACAAAGAAAAGATATGAACGCGAAAGAGAAAATCTATTGCTCTCTGATGATTGGTTCATTGATGACGAAGAACAATGAAGAAAAGTAATCTACTTGCGTCAGTCATTGCTGAATTAGAAGCGCGAGAAGCGAAGGGAATGGAGACTTATGGAACAACGTTAGACCGAACAGATTTAACGCGCTCTGAATGGTTGCAACACGCGTATGAAGAAGCATTAGACCTTGCACTTTATTTGAAGAAACTTAAAATTGAAGAAGATGCCAGAAAGTAAAACCAAAAAAGGAATCTGCGTGTACTTACACAAAGACCTGTGGAACGAAATTGACGAAAAACGAGGAGAGAATAGTCGTAATGCTTTTTTAAGTGAAGCAATTGAGTTCTCTTTGAAGTTCTACGTCCCTGAATCTAAAGTAAAACTGAAAGAACAAAAGTAGAAAGAGCAGCGACAGACGTTGTAAAAATTAAAGCGTGGTTTCTGCGCTTTTTTTGTTTCTCTAACTTTTTCTTTTCATCAGTTAGAGTGTTAATTTCTTGTGTCAATATGTCTTCCTTTTGTTCATAAGCACCGACCACTTCTTGCAAGTTGTCAATCTTTTCAGCTTCGATGTTCAATTGTTCTTTCAAATTGTTAATGACTAAAGAATCGGAAGCAATAACGCTATCGCAAGAGTTCACCAAACGGAGAACATCAACGCGAACAATAGTATCTCGAACAACAATAGAAGAACGAGTTCTTTGATAGGTGGTTTTGGCTGTAAGTTGAGCATCTTCATAAGTGCGAAGTTGTTTATATAGTTCTATTTGTTCTTGAAGCAGACGATCGTATTCACCAGCGTTGTAATTGATAACGCTATCTTGTTTTTGAATTTCAACGTGAACGTCTTTTGACTTATCGCGTCCCCACCAATTCCAACAAACAACCGTCCAAATCAAAGACGTTCCTAAAACAAGCAGTATTGCAAATAATAAATTCTTTCTCATAAGATTTTTCCTTCGTGTATTCTGTAATTTTTAACGCTGAACGCTCCGTTCGTTCCCTTGTCAACTATTGCAAATCCGTGATTGTATTTTGAATAAGGGTTGTAGTCTGGTGAAAGTTCTGAAAGACAACCAACACCCCAACAAGTAATAAACTTTCCGTTAGCGTCCCTTTCATTGTGTTCTGCTGTCTGGTGGTGATGTCCACACATAGCTGATACCTTCGTCTTCATAAACAACCCACGCGCTACGTTGACAGAAGGAAGGAATTGCTTTCCAAATTCGTGTCCGTGAAAGATTGAAAGTTTACCGATGTTTAGTTTACTCTTTCCGTCAATCCATTTCACGTCGTGCTTGTCGCAATGCGTCAATGAAGGAAAGTCGAAAGCGTCAATGTCGAATAGTTCGGGAGCTTTAATTCGCATATATCTCCAATACCTTTCCTCGTGGTTTCCTTCTTTGTAGTAAATGTGAGCGTTTGGAAATGTATTTCTCAATGACGCAAGAAATTGACGAATAGAATACAACTCATCTTTGAATTTTCTCTTTCGTGGATCTTTAACGAAGTCGCTAATCATATGACAATCCAACGCGTCACCATTCAAAACAATTGCATCACAGCCTTGTTTTAATCCTTCTCTAATAGCACACTCCAACGCTTCGTTATCTTGGTAAGGCAAATGGATATCGGACAAGATTAAGAACTTGTTTCCTTTCAATTCAACGTGTCTTCTTTTCTTCGAATACGACTTTGGTAATGCGTAAGGGTTAGAAGGTCGAGGTGCTGTATCTATCAATTCTTTTTGAGTATTAAATTTACGACTTTTTGCGCCCATTTTACCACGAACGCGGCGAACGTAATTACGTGCAGATTCTTGTGAATCGAATGCTTCTGGATACTCCGTGAATAGTTTAGATGCTAATGAATGAGAAGGAGCGTCGGGAAATTTACTACAAATCTCCGCTGCTATCTTGCGTGCTTCCGTTTGTTTCGACATTTGATTTTCGGTTTGTAAATCGTTCAATTACTGTTCCACCAAACAAACCACCTGTCAAAAGAGCGAGCGTGTCAAACATCGCAATCGGACAAACGTAATATGTGAATGTTGCAACGTAACTCAAAACGATTAAGTTAATTGTCACAAATATAGCAACAATTCTTTTCGAACTAACTTTTGAACACGATGTTAACAAAGATTTCAACCATTCTTTCATAATAGTTTAAGAATAAATTGAACAATTAACCCACCAACAACACCAGCAGCAGTTGCAATACCACCCAAACGAGCGACCTGTAAACGTTGGTTTTGAATGTACTTATCGTGCTTCTGAACCTTGCTCACAAGACCTTCTATCTTCATTTCGTCGTCGCCAATCAAAACGTGATAAATGCGGTCAATCTTCTTATTCATTTCCTGCAATTCCTCGTGTATCAATGCAATCTCGTTTTCCGTGTTCATTTGAAGTAAAGTTGAATTTCTGCTTCGCGTCTTTTTACCAAACCTGCAAGGACCTTTCCACCACCTTTGTTCCATAAACGAAAAGAATCAGCAATCGTCGGATCGTTAGGATTGATGTTTAACTTTTTGAATACGGAAGACTTTTTGAAACCGCCTTGTCCGATGTTGTACGCAAGTGAAACACACGCGCTGAATTGATTGTCGTTCAAAGGTTGTTTGATGAATGGCGCAATGGTTACAGCGAATTGGTCAATGATAAACTTCGCAAGTTCTTCAGCACGTTGTTGAGTGATTACGTCGCCTTCTTTTACCTTCATTCCGTTTTCATAGAAAGTGTTCCCATATCCAATCGTCCAAATGTTTGCAGGACATTTGTAAGCCTTCAAACGACAACCTTCAAAACGCTTAATCAGAGCGTCTCCTTCCTCGTTAACTTTCATTCGATAGTTTCTTTATTTGTTTTTCTTTCTTTGCGAGATACTTACGAAACTTTTCTTCGTAGATTTTCTGCATTGTTAAGTCCTTTTTCCGTCCCCTTTTTGCCATATAATTATTTTAACCAACCTAAACCCTGTCTTCTATATTGATAAACGTATTTATCGCGTCCGTCGCTAATTTCAAAAGCGTTTGAAGGATAGACATTCGTTTGTGAATAGATTTGATTGTTTGTATTCGTAAGATACTCTGGAAAATCTGAGCTGTTGTTGCACAAATAGTCAACCATTCTTTGAGTGTAGAACATTGCTTTGCTACGCGCTTGGTCGCGGTAGTTCTGCAAGTCACTTTGAGAGATAGGTTGAGTGTCTTCGCTTGTGCGAATTACAAGACTTCCGTTGTCGGTTTTAACGTACAAATGCGGAAGCATCTCATACAATGCCCACCACATTACCATTCGACGCAAATACTTGTCCAAAAGCGTCTCATACGCACCTGTAATATCGTCGTTGATAACGTCTTCTTTTATCTTTTCGTACAAGTCAGTTCCCAAATACAATTGAGCATATTCGTCTTGCGCTAAATAGATAGCAGGGTACATCAACAACGGATCAACGCTTCCGTTAATCCAAGTGTATTTCTTTATGTAATTCTCGTCAATGAGTAGAACTTCGGGTGATAGTGCCATAATTTTTATGAGTATTTAAGTGAACCGCGTGTTGGTGTGTCTATTGGCGCAATGCCTTCTTCGCCTTTTGGCTTAACGTATGGGTTGTTACCTACACGCTTATCGTTTTCAAGTCCTTTGTTTGGAAGTACACGTCCTTTTGCATCTCTCTTTCTTATATAGATTTGACGCTTCCAAACGTGGTGGCAAAAACAACCACCTTTCCAAATGAAGATATTATATGTTGAACTTCCTTCTGGAGCAAATTGACCGTTCACTCCTGCGTCGCTCATCTCTTGAATATCTTCATATCTGAAAGATAAACCTGCCTTTGATAGTCCAACCATTTCTTGACAAAACTCACGACTGTTTTCGCTTAAATTTTGAGAGTAAGCGTAACGTAATTTGTAAAGACCTGTATCTCCCCAAATAGATTTGTCGTCAGCATTTGCATAACTGCGAACGCTCATATATTCTTGACGAAAATTCGCTTCGTTGTGTGGATCGGTTACATCTTCTTCACTCAACAATTCCCATTCGTTCAAATCAACTATTTCAGCCTTTTCTTTTAGCGTTTGAATCCAAACACGACCTTGCTCATCTGAAAAGTCATTCTCAGCAGTTACAACTTTTTTTTTTAACTCGATTGATTGAGTAGCAGGTTGAACAACTTCTGCGTCGAATGGCGAGTTCATTTCGATGCTTACTTCACCCAAAATCGGAGTGAATACACGCTCAATGATTCTTTGATAAGGCTTGATAACTTGGTTGTTGAATATCTCCAAACCTACCAACATTTCATCCTTATTCGAACCAAATCCATTTGCTTCTCTAATTCCGTGAATCAAAGGTGAAACAACACGATGTCCAACCATAATTTGTTTCGCTGTTTCTTCTGACAAAAATTGATATTGCTTATCAGCATCTGAAAGAGGAAACGCTTCGATTGAAGGAGCGCGTGTTGGGTCTTCATTAAACGTCATTAAGAACTTACCTGCGTTATTCGCACCGCTCAAACGAGTTTCCCATTCGCGACGAATAGCTTCACGTTCTTCTTTTTGTGGTATTCCGTTTAAGAAGTTAATGATGAACGAAGGAAATAAACCATTCAAGATATTGTTGACGTGATACAATCCCATTTGATACGACAACTCGATGTAATTCAACGCACCGAAGTAGTCGGGCTTAGGATAGTAAACACTTCCAGCACTCATTCCGTGAGCGTAAATAACTTGACGTGGTTGTTCTTGTGCAATGGAAGGATTAAACGCAGGGATAAACTCTGGTTTTCCTTTCTTTGAGCGTGTATTTGCCCAATCTTTACTATACCAAATACCTGTCACATCGTCTTCTTCACGATCGTAAGCCAAACGACAATTCTCAAAAGGCAAGTGGTTAATCTGAACAACGCGAGTGAAGTCCATTGACCAAATAACTTCGGCAACAAACGCACCTTGAAGTTTTAAGTCGAAAGAAATACCTTGTAAAGCATTGTCAAGTATTGTTCCTGTACCTTGTCCCTCAATCATAAACGCAATTGAGTTCGTCAATGCGTTGTGTATTGGTGAGTTGTGGTAAAGGTTGATTAAGTGCTGAGGAAACAAGTTGTTATTTCCGTAGTCAATCCAACCGCTACGATTCTCTTTTTCGACCGCTTCAACAGGTTCGTAACGTGATAAAAGAATTTCTTGAATATTGCTCATATTAGTAACCTGTATAAATTACATCGACAGGAATTGTCGGTGTTGAAACGTCAAAGTAGTTTGTTCCGTTAGATAAAATCATTAAACCTTCCTCAACCTTACCAACTACGGATTCGTCGGTAGGGTCTGTATTCGTTGAGCTGTTTTGCCCATACACTTCGTAATGATAACGACCTGCATCGAGCAATCCAACTGTGGTAAGTCTTATTTTTGTTACGCGTTCGTTCTCGTTTATTACGTCAACTACTTGCGCGAGTTTTTCACCTGTCATTTCGTAAGTCATAACAAGTAGATAGTGCGTAAAGGCAACATTGAAATACTGGCGACCTTCATCGAGTGAAAGCCACGCATATTGATTCGCTGTGTTTGTATTGAGATAAACCATTCCCTTTTTCCTTTACGCTAAAATTACAGCACAGAGGGACGAATTGCCCCTCTATGTGTAAAAGTTTTTTGATTAGTCAAGAATTGCTGAAGGCGCACCGCTCAATTTGTAAGCGCGTTTAGCAGCTTCGTGAGTGAAAGCCAAAGTATATCCGTTAGCATCACCTAAAGCAGTTCCTGTTCCTGCTGTTGCAGTAGAAAGGTCTGCTC